GATCGAAGCCGCGATCGCCAGCGGCGAACTGACCGTGCGCTTCGGCGACCGCACGGTGACCTACCGCTCGATGGACGAACTACTCCAAGCCCGCGCGGTGATCCGGGACGCGCTGGCCGCGGAATCCGGCACTATGACGGACCGTTTCTCGTTTGCTCAGACCTCAAAAGGATGAACTGGCTCGACAAAGCGATCGCCTGGGTGTCGCCCGAGACGGGTCTGCGCCGGCTGCGCGCACGCCGCGCGGGAGACCTGATCCGGCTGGCCTACGAGGGCGCGCGGACAGATCGCCGCACCGGCGGCTGGGTCACCACCGGCAACTCGGCCAACGCCGAGATCGCGGTGGCGCTATCGAAGATCCGCGAACGCTCGCGCGACCTGATCCGCAACAACGCCTACGCGGCGCGCGCGGTGGCCGAGGTGGTGGGCAACGCCATCGGCACGGGCATCACGGCGCAGGCGCGGAGCGGCGAGCCGGACCTGAACCGCCTGATCAACACCGCCTGGGCCGGGTGGATCGAAGAGTGCGATGCAGATGGGCAGCTTGACTTTTACGGACTTCAGGCGCTGATCGCGCGGACGGTGTTTGAAAGCGGCGAGTGCCTGGTGCGCTTCCGGCAGCGGCGCGAAAGCGACGGCCTCACTATACCGTTGCAACTCCAGGTGCTCGAGCCCGACTACCTCGACCACACGAAGACGCAGAAGACAGAGACCGGCTACATCATCCAGGGCGTCGAGTTCGATCTGATGGGCCGCCGCATCTTCTACTGGCTGTACGGCCAGCATCCAGGCGACGTGGTGCAGACCGGCGTGCGCGGCGGGGCGTCGCTTCAATCGATCCGCGTGCCAGCCTCGGAGGTGTTGCACATCTATCGGAAGGACCGGCCCGGCCAAGTGCGCGGCGTACCGTGGCTGGCGCCCGTGGTGGTGACGCTGCGCGACCTCGACGAGTACGAAGAAGCCGAGCTGGTCCGCAAGAAGATCGAAGCCTGCTTCGCCGCGTTCGTGACGCAGCCGCAAGGGCCGGACGGTCCGCCGATCGCGCCGACCGTGCCGGATCCTGCGACGGGCAAGCGCGTGGAGAGCTTCGAGCCCGGCATGATCGAGTACCTGAAGCCGGGTGAGGAGATCACTTTCGCTTCGCCATCGGCCTCGGCGGGCTACCGGGATTACGTCGCCGCCAAGCAGGCGCAAATCGCCACGGGCTTGCAGCTCACTTACGAGCAATTGACCGGCGATCTCTCTCGCGTGAACTACTCGAGCTACCGCGCCGGGTTGCTGAGCTTCCGCACCGGCATCGAGGGATTCCGCTGGCTGACCTTCATCCCGATGCTCTGCGCGCCGGTCTGGGAGCGGTTTCTCACGGTGGCCTACGCCGCCAACGCGATCCCCGATCCTGGGCCGTTTCGCGCCGAGTGGACGCCGCCGGGTTTCGGGAGCGTGGATCCATACAAAGACAGCGTCGCCACGCTGAACCGGCTGCGCACGGGCACGCTGACGCTGCGGCAGGCGATCGCCGAGCAGGGCTACGATCCCGACGCGCAGCTCGATCAGATCGCCGAGATCAACCGGCTGCTCGATGAGCGCGGCATCGTGCTCGACTGCGACCCGCGCCATGTGACACAGAGTGGCACCCAACAGAAGGAGCTTAAGAATGACCCCAACGAGAGAACGGCTGGAAGCCCAGTTTGAGGCGCTGGCTCCAGCTGATCGCGACGAACGTGCCGCAACGCTGACTTGGTACACGGGCGCCTCGGTCCGCCGCTACGACGCGCGCGGCCCGTTCGAGATGCGCTTTTCGATGGAGCCGGGCGCGATCCGCATGGCGCGCCTCGCGAGCGGTTCGGCGCCGCTGCTCAACTCACATCGGGACTTCACCGTCGACGACGTCATCGGCGTGATCACCCGCGCGTGGGTCGAGAACGGCCAGGGCAAGGCGACGGTGCGTTTCTCGAAGCGCGCTGATGTCGATCCGGTCTGGCAGGACGTCCAGGACGGGATTCTGCGCAACGCCTCGATGGGCGTGGCGATTCACGCGGTCGAAGACGTGACGCCGCAGGGAGCGGCAATGCGCCAGGTGCTGGTGACCGATTGGGAGCCCGAGGAAGTTTCGCTGGTGCCCATCGGCGCTGACCCGGGCGCGGGATTCAAGTTCGAACGGGCAACTGGCCCACAGGAGCAGAAGATGGACGAAACCATCGTTGACGCGGGCGAGCAAGCCCGTGTCGAAATCAACGTGGATGCCGAGCGGCAGGCCGCGGCGCTGGCCGAACGCACGCGCATCCGGGAACTGGACAAGATCGGGCGAACAGCCAAACTCGACGCCCGGCTCATCGCCGAACACGTCGAGAAGGGCACCGCCATCGAGGACTTCCGGAAACTGGCCCTCGATGAATTGGCCCGGCGCAGCGAGGAGACGCCGATCCGCAGCGCGGCCGCCGTCGTGACGCGCGATGAGGCCGAGACCCGCCGCGCCGGAATTACGGCCGCATTGCTGCACCGCTACGATCCGGCGGTCTTCCCGTTGAAGGACGAACTGGGCCGCGACTGGACCGGGCAGACGCTGCTCGATCTTGCGAGGGAGTGTCTGGAGACCTCTGGCATGCGCACCAAACGGCTGCCGCGCCACGAGATCGCCAAGCTGGCGCTTTCGACTTCGGACTTCCCCTCGATCCTTGCCGACGTCGCCAACAAGACGCTGCGGCAAGCCTACGAGGCCTACCCGCGCACCTTCCTGCCGTTCTCGCGGCGGCGCTCGGTAGTCGACTTCAAGAATATCAACGCCGTGCAGTTGGGTGAAGCGCCAAGCCTGATGAAGGTGAACGAGCACGGCGAGTTCACGCAGGGCTCGATCGCCGAATCGAAGGAGACCTACAAGCTCGCGACTTATGGCCGCATCGTCTCGATCACGCGCCAAACGATCATCAACGACGATCTGAGCGCCTTCACGCGCATCCCTGCCGGGTTCGGCGTGGCGGCGGCGACGCTTGAAAGCGACACGGTGTGGGGCATCATCACTTCGAACCCGGCGATGGGTGATGGTGTCACGCTGTTCCACTCGAACCACGCGAACCTCAACACGGGCGCGGGCAGCGCGCTCGCCTTGGCCGGCCTCGGTGCAGGCATGGCGGCGATGGCCAAGCAGAAGGGTCTCGACGGCGTCACCACGCTGAACGTGCAGCCGCGCTTTCTGGTCGTGCCGGTGGCCTTGCAGCTCACGGCGTTTCAGATGATCGCGCCGAATCTCGCGCCGGCAAAGTCCGCCGACCTTGTGCCGGACTACATCCGGGCGTTGACGCCGATCGCCGAACCGCGCCTCGATGCCGCGAGCGCGACGGCCTGGTATCTGTTCGCCTCGCCCGATCAGATCGACACGATCGAGTACGCGTATCTGGAAGGCCAGGACGGCGTGTACATCGAGACGCGCCAGGGCTTCGATGTGGACGGCGTCGAGATCAAGGCGCGCCTGGACTTCGGGGCCAAGGCGATCGACTGGCGGGGGCTCCAGAAGAACGTGGGCAGTTAGCAAGGAGGCTTCAGCGATGAAGAACTACGTGCAGAAGGGCGAGACTCTGACGCTCACCGCGCCGTACGCGGTGAGCTCTGGCGGCGGTGCCCTGGTGGGATCGATCTTCGGCGTGGCCGCCGCGGACTACGCGAGCGGCGCCGAGGGGGAGTTCCAGGTCGAGGGCGTCTTTGACCTGACGCGGGAGACCGGTGGCAGCACGGCCTGGTCGGCTGGCGATCTTGTTTACTGGGACAACACCAACAAGCGCGCAACGAAGACGGCGACGAGCAACAAGCTGATCGGCGTGGCCGCGAGAGCTGCGGCTGACGGGGACGCCACGGGCCGCGTGAGGCTGAACGGCGCATTCCTCTCCTGATGGCGTTTGCGGATCAGGTGAGCCGTATGGATGAGGCCTGCCTGCGGGCCTTTGGGCGGGAGGTCGTCTACTTGCCCGAGGCCGGTGGGCAAGCTTTCGTCCGCGCGGTGTTTCAGCCGGGACGGGAGACCGAGGACGCTTCGCCGGGCGTCTATGCCGTGCTGTTCGTGAGGTTGGCGGATCTGCCCGCGACGCCCGTGCGCGGGGATGAAGTCGAGATCGGCGGCACGCGCTACAAGGTCTTCGACATCGAGGCCGATGCCGAGGGCGCCGTTGTGCTCCGGCTCCGCAAGACGGGCTGACTTGTGGAAGATCTTCCACAAGTTGGTTTGCGGGTCTACTTCCGGAAAATCTTCCGGAAGTCGCGCGCCGTCGTGGCGGCGCGACTTGTGGGCGATTGCGCACAAGTTGGGACTTCCGCGCAATTGCGCGGAAGTTGTTTCGGGGTGACGCATGCCGAGTGTCCGTGTCTACCAGAGGAAGCAACTGCGGCTCGATCTGCTGAACTTCCGCCAGCGGCAGATGTATGAGCTGGGCTCAGCGGGCGTCGCGGCGGTGAAGGCGCGGCTCGCCGCCGCGCAAGGCCCGGAGGATTCCGCGGCCAAGCCGCTCACCAAGCGCTACGCGATCTTCAAGACTCGGAGGGGCAAGGGCAACCGCCGCAACCTGACCTTCTCGGGCGACCTGCTCCGCAACTTCCAGGTCCGCACGGTGAGTGAGAACCGTGCCAAGGCCAGCGTCTCGACCCGCAAGGACCGCATCAAGGCCTGGGCCAACCAGAAGCGCGAGGAGTGGATGGTGTTCTCGCCGAAGAACAAAGCGGCCGTCGTCGAAGCGGCGCGCAAGATGCTTGAGGCCATGAAGCCGCGGCTGCTCCTCGAACGCAGCCTGGGTGGAAAGCAGCGATGATCAACCCGGCGGAACTGGTCGACAACCTGGTCGCATTGCTCCGCGATATCCCGGAACTCGTCGCCGAGATGGAGGGCGATGAGCAGCGGATCTTCGCCTATCACGATCAGTACCCGAAGCGCGCGAGCCTCGCGGCGGCGATTCATGAGATGCCCGAGCCGGGCATCATGGCCGCTTGGCATGGGACGCAGCCCGGCAGCTTCGGCGGCATGGACGTCTGGAAGCACAGCGTCAAGCTCTACCTGCGGGCCGGGGAAAGTCTGCCGGGCGACCCGCCCACGGCCTACTACCGGCTGTTCCGGCTGATCACCAAGGGCGTGCCGTCGTCGCTGGGGGTGCCGATGCTCAACGCCACGGTCCATCCGTCCTGCCACCCGATGGACCTGCCGCTGATCCAGCGGCAGACCGATGCCGAGGGGCTCGACTACTTCGAAGTCCCGCTGAGTTTCACGGAGATGGGAGATGACTGAAACCGTACTCATGTGCTCGCCCGAGGGCGAGGTGCAGGCAGTGGAAGCCACGCCGGCGAAGATCGTGCCGCTCATGGTGCGTGGCTGGCGGCAAGTCAGGGAAGAGGAGGGAACGCCTGATGTCCGTCGCGCGGATGCAGGAAATCCAGATCTGCTTCGGTAAGCAGAAGCAGGCCGACATCTCTACGCCCAACACCGGCGTCCAGATGTGGCAGTTGCGGAAGCTGAACGCGCAGCTCGCCAACCCGAAGCTGAA